GTAGCCAGTGAGCCTAAAAAAACCCCATCATTCTTTACACCTTTTCTCAGGTTACATGGCTTGCATAACACGCGTAAGTTGTCAAGGTCATGTGTGCCTCCGACCTTTCGCGGGATTATATGATCAATATGCATTTCACCCTCGTCTGTGCCACAGATCATGCACTGTCTACCATCGCGGTTAAACACTCGTTCGCGCTGTTCTCTATAGCGCCTTGAGTTGAGCTTGTCTAGTGCCAATTGTGATCCTTCCAATGCTGCCACGCTTTGCATGTATCATAGTCGTATCTGTTGTGTATGTACTTCAAGCCCCACATAATCTGTTGCTCTATTGTTGCAGTCTTTAAATATATAGATCTGCCTTGTGGTATTCCATAATGACTACCTGATTGGGCTTTCCAATTCCATGCGCTTTCCTTACCCCAGAGTAGTCCTAGGCATTTCATCTGTTTCTTATCATCTACTAATATAGATGCATATTCTCTTGGTGTTAGTTCTGGTTGCATTGGTATCGCACTACCTGCATTAGGCATAATGCATAGAGCTATCCCAATAGCTACTAGCACCCCGCGAGCTACGCCCCTAAGGGGCTCGCGGTGATCCTTTGAAAGGCTCTGCTGTGTTAGCGTACCAGATGACATTGGTTCATTTATATAAGTGCTGGTCAGACTGCGTGTCGCTTTCATAATATCTCCTTATAGTTACCCTGTGGATAACTTCTGTGGATAACTATTTATCTGTTGAATAGAAGCCCTTGCCCTTGAAGTGTGCTGGTGCAGCCGCGATTACTTTGGTCATTGGCTCATTACAGTAAGTGCAAAGTATTACTGGTCGACTGTGCCATCCGTGATAGATCTCTTGACTAAGATCGCATCGTGAGCATTTGTAGTCATAGGCTGGCATGTTAAGCACCTCTGTATCATGTAAGACCCACAGCTTGTGCAGCGGTCAATGTCTGCCTCTGTGGGTTCGCTATTAAGATGACCATATTTAAGTATAAGTAGTGGCAAGAGATCCTCTAGACGGATGATCGCGGCATACTCACGCGCATCTTCACCTTGTCCGTTGAGTCTAATGACTCCGAATCCGAGTTCCCCCGAAACGGATGTACGAGCTTTCAATTGTTTTAGGTAAGCAAGAGGTTGGAAACCAGCCCTTGCTTTGACCTCGGCGTCGAACGGGACGCCCACAATATCTTTGCCACTACCTCTCCCAACATTCGCATGAGGCCACACAGTCGAAAGGTACTGTGCAACTACGCGTTCTGTTCGGAAGCCTCTGTGTTTCCTTGCTTGACTAGCCATTGACTGCTTTACACTTACGACATTGCCATGCCCCTACAATTGGCTGATCATCCTTAAAGTGAATCTCTGCCACAATGTCATGAGCTTGTGTAGGCTCATTACAGAGCTGACAGTTAATTGTGTCGAACAGTGGTACATCTTCTAAATTAGTCCACACGCCTGTGGTCTCATCAAAGTATTCTACAAAGCCCATGTTATGCCCACACCTTCTGAGGTTGCCACTTGCCTTCTGAGTTAAGTGTGTACCAGACAGGTGGACAATCCGACTTAACGCCACCTGCGTTCATGTGAGCGCACTGGTAGCCACCCCACGCCTTGCCGTTCTTCTCACCTTCACGCCAACGCATTGCCCCATGTTTACAGCTTGGTGACTCCTGAGCTTCTGCTGTGCCTATGATTGCAGCTACATTCTCCATAGCCTTCTCTAGCGTTACCGGTGCATCAACTACCTTATTGTACTGACCCACTGGAGTAGTCCAGTAATCCTGATCTTCTGCCTTGACCTCTTGAACAGGTGGCTTAACTGGCTTAGCAGCTACTACCTTGCTCATTTCCTCGCGGCTTGGTCTCTTTCCTTTAGGCGCATAACCTGCATTTGCAAGTGCTCTGCCGATCGCCGAAGTCTCGCAATTCTCCAATGCTGAAGTCTGATTAACCCCGCGTGTAGTAACTGTTTCCTCAGCGTACCCTGTTGCCCATGCAACGCTATCGCTAGCATCCTTAAATAGATAAGCCTTAACAATGTATCGAGTTGCCTCGACCACTTCAAGCTCTGTTGCAATGCGGAATGATGGATAGTCCTTAATAAACTTTTCAAGTCGAACCTCCACTGGCTCATAGTCTGCTAAATTAAACATAAAGGTCATTCTCCTCACTTGCTAATTGGCCGCCAAGGGCTCCGTATGAGCAGAGATCCACCCAGTTGTCGATGTGCTGTGCGGATTGATTAGTCCTTGCAAGTTTAACCAAGACCATGATCCCTGCCACCTGATAGTCGTGTATTGGTGTTTGTAGGTATGCTGAGAGGAGCATTGCTGTGTGTTGCAGGTTATCCGAAGGGTGACCATATGATAAGCCACGCTCAGAGATCGTGTCTGTGGCTGTGAGCAGGATTTCATTCGCTTTCATTCCTGCCCCTTGATGCTACGACCTCGGTGATACCCATCGCGTACGCCCTTGTCATAAGCTGTGCGCTGTACATCAAAGATGACAATAGCAAAGCCTATAAATATGCCAATAATGCTGATAATAAACAGCTTATCTAGATTACTCATGTTAGCCCTATCTGCTCGGGAGTTTCCCTTACAGACTTAGTGTGACATAACTGCCTAACTAATCAAGCACATTTAGATAACGAAATGATAACGATTATCTAGGTCTGCCGTAGGACTTTCCGGCCACAATGAATGTGCCATCCTTCTCAATGTTAATAAGATCTACCTGCACCTTGGCTTTGTTAACATAGATGATGGCAAAGGCTTGCTGCCAATTGGCTACACCCTTGGTGTATGCAGCTTGCTTAAAGTCCATAAGATTGCCTACCTCTACACCATGCAGGACACGCCCTATACGCCCTCCAGAAGCCTCTGAGAAGGCTGATCGCCCTGCTCTGTGAGTATGTCCTGAGATGACATTCTTTCCATGCCTACGAGCCGCTTCTAGGGCTGATAAGCCCCCCTGTGGCTTGATGGGTGTGTGGTCTCCATGCACTGCAATCCAGTTAGGTGCAATAGGCATAGGGTTCTTATGGAAGGTAATGCCTAGCTCATCGAACTTGAGAAACTTCTCAAAGCGAAGCTCTGGCAAAGCCCCGAATGCAGGGACTTTAGCCATGATGATGTTATACAAGCGATCTGTGTGATTACTACGGATGCAGTCTGTAACGCCTAACTCCCAGAGTAGGTCTACTGCCTCATTGCGATCATCGTCTAGGGTCTGGGCATAAGAACCCATCCGACCCTCCTCCCACTTGCTGATCTGTGGTAGGTCGATCTCATCACCAATAGTGACTACTTGATCTGGCTTAAACTTCTTGATGAAACTAGCAAGATTGCGGGTTGCAACCCTGTCATGGTAAGGGACTTGTAAGTCCGAGACTACGACTATTCGCTTAATCGTCATCCTCTTCATCCTCGTAATCGCCCAGCTTCTCTGGTTCGATTGGGTCTGGCAAGATCCAGCGCGGATAGGATGGAACATCGGTAATCATAAACAGGGCTAGACCTTCACTAAAGCCAGCCTTACGCAATGACTTGTAATACTCATGAAGCCCAATGCAATAGGCATCTAGCTTTGAGTAACCTTGATCCTCTAATGCCTTAGTAGGTTTTCTTGCCATAGCACAATGCTACCTGTCGAGCAAGATGTTATAGATCTCATCGACCCGCGTGTTGAGTCGCTTAATCTCTGACAATAAGTGTGTGATTACATAGCCAGACAAGCCACCAAGGATTGTGATGGTTGCTATGTAGAGTGTGAAGAAATCTGACTGTGTCACTTTTTAGGACTCGCGTACCCGAATATGCCAGATAGCACAGCCCATAGGATTGCGCGGTAATCTGCCTCAAAGTTAGATGATGCCCATGCTGCTAAGAATGCTCCAGCAGCTAGGTATGCAGGGTGCTTGATCTTCATTATTCTCCGCCTAACATAGGTATTTGATAAAAAGCACCATCATTGTCAGCCGCTTTCTTAAACGAGACATGCATGTGCTTGGTGTGTTTGTTAGCCCCTGTGTACTTTCTGAACTTCCAATTGAGGATGGGTGATGATATTTGTCCATCGAATATAATGTAACTAATACGCTTTTCCTGCTTAGACTTGCAAGCGACACGAAGCTGATCTGCAAGATCTGGCATGATGTCTGGTCGCGATCCCTTAAACAGGTCACGGTCGA